CTAACTTGCCGGTCATTTGTGCTGACGCTGCGGTTTCCTCGCTGACACTAATGCGGAGAGCTACGATGCAGGCTAAAACTGCGAGCAGGCAGATAAGCGGCGCCGGCGAAGCCCTCCTTTTTCTTCTTCGTTTCATGTTTTCCCTCCTATCTGCTTCATGCCCGGCCCGACCGCTTTGCGCGGCCCGCTGTTGAGCGCGCTTGTCTGCCGGATGATCGTTTCATATGCGGACTTGAAACCGTCGTAGTTGTAATACTCGTATGTCTTTACGGTGCCGTCGCCAAAGGTGCGCTCTCCTGTTGCAATCAACCGAGAGGGGCCACCCATAGCCTCAATGACGCGCCTGATATCCGTTCCCTCCGACAATCTTGCCACAGCCTCCTCTGGTGTTTTCCCAAAGTCCATATCGAGCTTGAGGTAATTCCACGCCTGATCAATCCGCGCCCTCACTTCGGCCTGCACCTTTTCGGCTTTTTCCTTGAATTCTGCAATAGTCGGCGGGAACTTACACTCGCGCACCAACTTTACAACAGCCTGTTGTCCCGTCCAGAAGTCAATCTCCGGCAAGCAGGTCACCCACAGATTGATGGTAGGGCCGAGCTTTGCGATGCCGCCCTTGAAAACCTCTGCATTCGGATAGGCAAGGAGCATCACGGCGAATATCTCGCTCATTTCCTTGTGCGTCATAGGCTTTCCTCGCTGGCGTACATCTGGTGGAGCTGCTGCAGGTCGTCCATAGCACTCCCGCTGGCGCTCGGTCGGCTGCCGTTGCCGCCACGGATGCCCCAGCGTTCACGGCTGCACTTCCGAATGACAAGATTCCAGTCGCGCCACTTGTTCTTGTTGCCGTACATTTGAGCGGACTCGTCTATGTAGTCGATGCAGCGCGTCAACTCTTCTTCGCCGAGGTCGTCGATCAGCCGGGCGTATTCCTCTTCGGTGAGCCGCACCCATCCATGCGCGCCGTGCTTATGGCGGGGGACCTCGGGGTGGCCATCTTCTGCAGCGTTATACTGCGCCGTTACGGTAGAGCGTTCGTTGTAGCGCGCTGCCAGGTACTCGCGGAAACGGTCGTTCTTGACCTTGCGAATCTCGCTCAGCAGCGGCTTATTGAGCTTTTCGGACGCCGACCAGTTGTATCGACACCAGTTGAGGATCAGCAGCTCCTTGGTCTGCGCGCTATACCGAATGACATTGTGCGCATTATCCAGGCGTTTCAGCAGGCGCTCCACGGAATCGTTGTTGTACCCTGTCTCGTTGGCAATTTGCTTGATGCTGACCTCGTAACAGCCGCAGAGATTGGTGTGCGGATTGGTCATGCAGTAGAGATAGATGTACCGATCCTCGGGCGTAAAGTCATCGACGACCTTGCTGTCCGTCCAAAAGTCCATGCTGATATTCCGATAGCTCGCCATAGTGTTCACCTCCTTCGGTGGGCTGTCGCCCGGTTCCCCGGGCAACCGTTTCAGAATGGCAGCTCTCCATCATCCTCGCCGACTTCACTAAAGTCACCGTAGTCAGAGGCGGGATATCCACCAGGAGCAGTGCCGCCATAAGAGCCGCCCGGCGCACCGTAGCCCTGGCTCTGCTGAGGATATCCGCCCTGCGGCGCGTAACCGCCCTGCTGATAGCCGCCTCCGTCACCGTCGCGTTTGGAATCCCCAAAGTAAACATTGTCGGCTACAATCTCGGCGGATCGGCGCTTGTTGCCGTTGTTGTCCTGCCAGTCGCGGATCTGCAGTCGCCCCTCGACGATCGCCATGCGTCCCTTGCTGAAATATTTGCAGACGAATTCAGCAGTCTGGCGCCAGGCAACGATGTCGATGAAATCCGTTTCCTTTTCCCCGGACTGGCTTTTGAAATCGCGGTCGCAGGCGACGGAGAAGCTGGTCACAGAAAGGCCGGACTGCGTACGCCGCAATTCTGGGTCGCGGGTCAATCGACCCATGACGATGATCTTATTCAGCATCGGCCGTATCCTCCGGCTCGTCAGCGTTTCGCAGCACCAACATCTTCATGCGGTACAGCGCACTGCGCGCCTGCTGAATGGCATCGAGAACTCTTTCGACATTGTAGCTGTTCTCACCCTTGATGGTCGCTTCCAGCACATCGCGCTCAGTTTCAGCGCGGATCAGCTCCTCGTAGCGATCCTGCGGAACGAGGACAAAGCCGGGGTCAAGCATCAGATCAGCGACCAGCTCAGCGGGGGTCTTTTTGGTATCTTCCATAACGGTCTCCTTTCGTTTCTTTCTCAATGATTTCGATAGCCTTGCGGCACTGGCCGACATCAAACATTCCGATGTGGGTCTTCTCCACAGGCAAGCCCATCTTCTGGGCAAGCCACGCATAGGCCGCGTTGCGATGACCGCGAAAGCGGCCATACTTCCACAGAGGGTCAAATGCGGCGTGTGCAGCCTTTTTCCAATTCCGCAGTTCCGCATTGGCCAGCCGACCGAGGGGCTTGTCCGTTCCCTTATGAACGCCAACATAAGCCATGCAGTTCCGGCAGAGGTAAATCTTGCCGTAGCTCTTGCCGTAGATGACCTTGCTGTCGACATACTCAGTCTCTCGACCGCAGTAGTCACAATAAACTTTGCGCAATGAATTCGTCCTCCTCTTCATCAAAGAAGCCCTCGGAGGCATCTTTGGGTGGGTATCTTGTCTGAATTTCCGCTTCAAACAGTTCGATATACTTTAAGGCAATCCTATCGAAAGGCTCATCATAAAGCGGCATATTCCCCTTGAGCATTGAGATGCAATTTCGGATATGACGGCTATCCATCTTGTGAATGCTGATGCTGCTCCCGTCCGAGGTAATCCACACCTTGGCGCCGATAGCTCCATAGAAGCGGCACACCTGGTCCTTCCAGTCTTGCTCCTCGAGTGCTTCGGCAATCAGCATTTCAGTCATAAGTTCTTCGCCATAGCTCATCGACCCCATTCCTCCTTGTATCTGGCAATCTGCTCGGGGGTGTCGGTTTCGATGCCGACCTCCTGGCACTCAGAAATGATGCCGTCCAGAAAGACGCTCATTTCTTTCGTGGAATATTCGCTGGTGCCTTTGATCGCCCGGTAATGAATGAACTTCTTCCCCTCGACATAACCGACGCCGGTTTCGGCGTAGTGCCGCGCCACCAGCGCGGGCGGTACGCCCTCCCGCAGGGAGAACAACACCTTGCACTCGTTTCCGGCCTCGTCGGTGTATGTCTCGCCGGTGCCGTAGCGCCGGAGCATTTCCTCGTAAACGGAGTCCTTGTCCGACTTCACCGCGACGGCCAGTTTCTCGATCAGCGACCATGCGTAGTTGTTCGCGTTGAGGCTTCGGGGGATGACGCGCCTTTTGATGGAGAATGTAATCTCCTGATCGCCGAGCGCGTCCCACAGCTTCTTGCAGCTCTCTCTGGTCGTGATGGTCAGCACGCTTTCTCCGGTGCGGGAGAACGACCAGTCTTTCAGCTTGCCGTTCATAGCGTCGCCCACTTCTCCTGATAGACCTGCATCAGATCCACCGCCCGGAGCCAGTCGAAGAAGTCGGAAATGACAGGGAAGATGCTGGGAGCGTCCTCACGGAAGTATGTTTCCGGCCATACATCGCGCCCGTTGCTGGCGATGTAGGTAAACTGCCGCGCTTCGGGGATTAACTCGAAGTAGGTGGGGTGCTGTGTGCTGGAAAAGAACTTGCCGGTGTCGTAGCTCTTGGTGAATTTGATGTCGATGATCTCCCCGGCTTTCAAGCAGTCCAGACGGCCGTACAGCAGCAGGCTCACGCCGCCGACTTCGACAACCTTCTTGGCCTTGTACTGGAGGATGCCCCCGGCGCACCGTCGAGCGACCTTTTCGGCAGCGGCATACCACTGATTGTTCGGATCGCCGCGGCCGTTGATAATGCTCGTCACCAAATCTTCAAAGTCGATGCCGTTCTGCATGGCCTCGGTGGTAGGCGTCGGCTCCCGGCGCAGCGTCAGCATAAACTCCGCCATCGGGTCGCGCTCCGTTGTCATATCCTCGTAGGGGTTGCCTTTCATGGTGTAGAGCCAGGACGACAGCAGCGAATGGGTCATCAGGTAGCGTCCCATTTACTCAGCTCCCTTCTCCTCTCCGGGCGCTGCCGGCGCGGGCGTGTACTTTTTCAGCACCTTATCGTAGAACAGGCCGCACTCCTTAACCTTCTTGTTCCAGAGGACGCCCAGCTCCTTGTTGGAGGTCAGCGCGTGCTTGATTGCCTGGTACTTCGGCATGGCAGCGTTGGCGGTGTCGGCATCGGTGATGCCTGCGATAATAGCCGAGCCCTCGACCATCGCGGCCTCGTATGCCGCCTGATCAACAGCGTTCTGCTCGACCTCGGCAGTGGCCTTGGCGTTGTACTCGGCGAACAGCTTCGTCAGGAAGTCGTTAGGGCTGGTCGGGCCGAGTGCGGGGATCTTGCGAATGCCGGAGATGCCGCGCGTTCCCTTGGCGAAGTATCTCTCGCAGTTGGAGAAGCCGATGGTGCGGTCGTTGCCGTAAATCTCCACGAAGCCGCCCAAGTCCATAGGCTCCCAGACATTGTTCTTGGTCTGGCCCTCGACCTTGATGCGGAGGCGGGTGTTGTCGCCGTCCTTTTCCTCGGTGGCGTGGAACACGATGACGATGTTCTTCTGCAGCTCATAGAAGCAATAGTCCATCAGTCGGACGAATTCCTTACCGACGAAGCCATAGCCCTTGAGAGAGAGGCTGCCGTCGCGCTGGCCATACTTCGGGTCTTTCTTGATAGCCCACAGGGACATGAGGGAAATGAGCTTGCCGCCGGTGTCAAAGACAAGGGTATCAAAGTCCTGGAGATTGATGGGGGTGAGGTCGCCCAGGATCTCGTCGTAGCTCTGGGGCTGGATGTACGGCTTGCGGTAGCGCGGCTCGATGCGGTCGATGCCGAAATCGACGTCAATGTGCAGGGGATTGGGGGCGGACAGCGCCAGAGTGGATTTTCCGATGCCGGGATAACCGGCGATCAGCATGCGGATTTTCTTTGCGCCCTCCTGGATGTCGTTCGGGTTTCTAATCATGGTGATAGCTCCTTTCAGTTGGTAGCGGCTTCGCGCCGCAGAGTGATGATTTCGTGGCACCGGAAACCGAAATTGCTTTCCCGGTACATTCCGGTCAGCTTGAACTTCTCCTCGTCATAGATGCTGGAGCAATTCACTAAGCCCTCGGTCTTATCGGGGTGATAGGCGCGGAATGCGGCACAGGCCGCGTGAGCGTCCGGTGCTTCGACCTCAGTCCAGCCACCGAAAAACGGCTGACCGTCCGTGCCGTAGGTAAAATAGAACTTTGCCATTATCGCGCCTCGCTTTCCCACTTGATGCCGCCGCCGCTCAGACTGACGGCCATTGCGCCGAGGAATTTGATGTCGTCCTCGTCCAGCCCGATAAAGTCTCTCTCGCCGGGCGTGGTGAAGCCTTCTTTGAGAATCACGATGTCTCCGACAATGGGATTTCCGTGGCGCACGGTATCATAGAGAATGCAGCCGAACAAATTGAGCGGCAGGCCGAGCAGCAGACCCTCTTCGTTGACGATCATGCAGTACGGAGCGGGCAGCAGCTTCGGGTGGACAACCTCGATCCAGCCGCCAACAGTCTTTCCGACGGTCTCATAGGTAGGCTCGTCGAACTCCCTGACCTGCATCTTGTTTTCGGTGGTGATAACCAGTCCTTTCATCAATACTCCTTTCCGGGGAAGCACTCCGGCTCCTCCCATGCGTCGGACTGCTTGATGCAGATATCGCAGCCGACGATATTCA